GGTATCTATACACAATACATTTTCCACGAAAAAACCCCCATCACCTTTCTGGTGTGGAGGTTTAATCGTCGCTTTGCAGATTGTGTAAGCGTAAATCTGTGAATAACAAATAGGAGACAAATAGAAATGAAAAAGTACATCGCCCATCCTTGGGCATATTAAGTATACCATATATCATATATTTTGTCAATACTAAATTCAAAAAAATAAAAATAGGCTCAAAATGGCTTTATATTTCCATTGCTGAGAGCCTACCATATAAAGTTGGTTAATATATTGTCTATAATCGCCCCGCCGAGCATATTCATGCGATATCCACTTGCAAGATAAAGCTTCATAATCATTATATGACTTAATATATCACCTAATTTTATTATAAATCATTTTATTTTATTTGTCAATAAGCATATTTACTTTTTTGTTATTTTATGCTATAATATATGTGAAAGGAGTGGTAACGTGACCAAAGAAGAAATCTATGGTATTTTGGCTATGGAAGACGAGGACGAAAGAGAATCAGCTATTGGCACTATGAGCGCCCGTGATGGCGAAGCATTAACAACTATTGAAACTTTAACGGCTGATAATGAGAATTTGCGTGCTGATGTAGCCGAAAGAGATGAGCAGATTTCCAAACTGTCTAAAGACATTGATGTGTGGAAGAAACGCGTTGACAGATTATCGGATGTAAACCGCGCGGGATATGTTGAAGATAAGATGGAAAAAGATTTTAAATCATTACAGGATTATTTTTATAAAGAGTGAAAGGAGATTTTATGTCAAGATTATCAAAAATGCCAGATATTAACGAGGTTGGAAAAATGTCTGGTGCTGAGCTTTTAAACTTAGCAGTAAGAGAAATTAACAACCCAGAGCTTAACAAAGCTATTGGGGATACGACTATTGATTCTTCAACCTTTGGACAGATTGGACAAATTATCAATTCAAATGACGATTGGAGAAATCAGGTTTACTACACACTTATTAACAAAGTAGGTTTATATGAAATGGGATACGCTGTAGCTACCGACAAATACGGTGCACTTATGAGAGATTACCTGTCAATCGGTGGAGCTGTTGATGAAATTGAAATGGATAAGATTAAGCCTGTGAAATACAATCCAGAAATCCAGTGGCAGGACGCACTGAAACAGTATATTCCAAAATACTTGGAAATGTTCCATACTCCTAACAGAAAAGAGCGTTATTCCTTAACTGTTAATCCAGAAATGGCTAAACGTGCGTTTAGTAGCGAGCAAGCTTTTAGAAGATTTTTGGATATGCAGTTCGCCGTAGCGGCAGAATCAAACAAAATTGACCGTAACTATTGGTTTTGGAATTTGTTTAAATATGTCGCTGAAAACATTGCATATTATGTTGAAATTCCAGGCTTTGATACAAAAGAACATGCCGAGGATACGACGGTTCTCGTTCGTCAGTGGGGGTTAGATTTATTATTCCCAAGTGATAAATTTAATGTGGCAGGTTTCACAAGAGAGGTTTCTCCAGAAAATATCTTTATCATCATGAAGAACAGCGCAAAGGCATTCCAGAGCGTTAAGGTATTAGCAACATCTTACCATATGCAGGAAACTGAGTTTATTGCTAATCATACGTTAACTGTTCCAACATGGGTTGACCTTGGAGAAAATGTTGAAATCTTAATGGGCGATATTAACGCGTTTAGGTGCTACGTTAATCTATACGCTAGTGACTTTAACCACAATGGCGCTGTTATGGGCGATACTCATTTCTTGCATGTTCATGAAACGTATTCGTCTTCTATTGTTTATCCAGTAATTGCTTTTAAATCATCAGCCGTTACTGCTTCAGTCTTAGGAGATTTTAAACCAGCTTCTAATACTATTCTTAACAAAGGCGATACGGAAATGATTTCTATTCCAGTTACTTCCGGTGACAATAAACAGGTGCATTATACGCTTACAGGTAATACAGCACCAGAAACTCAGATTCAGCCATGGGGCTTGTTGTATGTTGGTCAGAATGAACAGGCGAGCGTTATCACAGTAACCGCAACTATTGAGGATGGAAATAACGGAAGTCCAGTAACAAAGAGTGTAACTTACCAGATTAGAGGTAACGCGCCGAAGTTCGGATTTGTACAGCCGCAAGACCACTCCGTCATTAAAAAGGGTGAAGTAGTGCAGTTAATGGCTTCTTTATCAGAGGGTCAAGCACCTATCACTTACAGCATTACCACTACTGGAGTGCATTCTGGAACAACTATTACTCCAAGCGGTCTATTGACTATTGACGCCGCTGAAACGCAACCAAAAATCACAATTAAGTTACAGGCAGGTGTTACTTCCACAACCGTTGAATATACGATTGCAGACGCTTAATGTGGTTCGCTAATTTATACAGGAATGTAGATTGTCAACCGTCTAACGATAATATTAGATGGTTTCAATCTCGTTCTGAGCAAAAATCGTATTTTGAATCTAGGAAAATAAGTTCAGCGGTTGTAACGCCTATTAAGGACATGAATGTGATTGCGTTAGATGTGGATATAAATACTATGAGAGATGTGCCGTATTTGTCTTTTGGTGAAGACGGTGGAAAAGAAATTTATGCGTTTGTTGACGATTGCCAGTACACAAACGAAAGAAGAACATTAGTATATTATACTATTGACGAGTGGCAGACATATATGTTTAATATCGAATGGAATCCCATGATAGTCGAACGTGAAAATGTAACAGATGATGGAATAGGGAATCATTTAGAGGATGAAAACTTGTCTATAAAAGATATGTTGACCGTTAGTGAGGTTGGGAGTGGTTTCTTTAACCCAGCTGATTATCATATTATTATAGGGTACGCCGAAAAACCAGACGGAGGAAATGTAAATCAAAGAATAACGTGCAATATTTTTAACGGTGTCGAATATGAGGATTGCGGAAAAGGTAATGCAGGCGCACAACGCGCAAGGGAGATTTTAGAACAAATGCACGGTAAAGAAGACGCTATCGTCGGTTTATATATGTGCCCAGAGAAATTATTTAACGATTCTGCAATACCTAAACAGCTTAAATTTAATTTACCTGCACGACCATCTTCTTTCGGTGGTTATGTCCCTAAAAACAATAAGTTATTTACTTATCCGTATGTTGATTGTTTAGTTGCTAACGGAAACGGTCAAACGCTCGAATTAAAGTATGAATTTTTAGAAAATCTGGAAATGACTGTAGAATTCTCTTTTGGTTTAAACATGGAAGCCGAAGCATTTCCTAACAATTACATGGGTGAAACTAATAACGATTTATATAAACTAACGATAAATAACTTTCCTATGTGTGCGTATATTGTCGATTCATATAAAGCATGGGTCGCTCAGAATCAAGGACAGTTTAGGTACAATATTGCTTCTTCTTTGGTTTCTGGTTTTGGCACTGGTGCGTTAGCAACTGGTTCATTGTTAGGCGGAGCGGCGGCGGCACTTGTTTCTGGCGCAAGTACAGTTAACGGAATATTGTCACAGAATGCAAGAATGACACGTGTACCAGATACAGCAAGGGGAACTACTTCTGGTGACGCAGGATTCGCTAACGGTAGGGCAGACTTTAGGGCACGTTCTAGAACGATAACCAAACAGGAAGCAATGATATTTGATGATTATTTAACCCGTTATGGTTACAGAGTTATGAGGTACAAAGTTCCAAACTTAACTACTCATTCGTTATTTAATTTTGTTAAGGCTATTGACCCAAACATAACGGGGAATATACCATCAAAATATCTTAACAAAATCATTGATAGAGTAAGTGCAGGCGTAACCCTATTGCATACCGATTTGAAAAAAGTAAAAACAAACTATATGGAAAATGAGGTGATAAGCAATGAAAACACTTGACGAATTAACGACACGAAGTAATATATCGAAGTGTACTACTTTTTATTTAAGTGACAAGCAAGCGAGTAAGATACAAATTGACTTGGACAATGATAGAATATGGGCATATTATATTGATAAATTTATTGAAGATTTAATGTCGTTGTTTGTTTGGAAAGGATTGCCAGATGGAATTACCTCTTTTATTTTAGAATATATGCTTATGGCAAACGGAAGTTTTGTATTATATGATGATGACGGGATATTAAAAGCGTCACGTTATGTAATGGTGACGTGGGATGATTACTTCCAGCCAGTGACAGTACGAACCGTTAATATTGCAACCGATAAAGGCTTAACTGGTAAGTTATTGTATGATGATGAGTTTATTTATTGTTGGAATAGCAATACAGGACTGCCAGTGTTTAATGTAGCAACAACTATTGCTGAAAGGTTGGCTAAAATCGAAAGAACTATTGATTATATTCACAGGCAGATGAGAAGACCAACATTGTTTAGCGGTACTCAAGCATTGAAAAGCACAGTGGATAACATTATGAACGAAAACGACCCAAAAACATGGTATATAGTTGACAAAGACCTAAACGGAATAAACGGGGTACCAGTAATTAGCGGTGACGTTGGAAAGGGTTTAGATGTACTTATGAATATGCGCAAAATGTATTTGCAGGAATGGGATACAAGAGTAGGGTTACACACTATTATGAATGACAAGTCTGAACGCCTTACAGAGTTTGAGGGATTAAGTTTTTCAGAAGCTGGAAATATAAACATTAGCGGAATGTATCAGCAAAGGATTGCTTTTCGTGATTGGGCACGGGAAAGATTTCCCGAAAAATGCTCAGAATTAGATGTTTCATATAGCCCGTTTATTCGTGTGCGTGGTGAAGAAGTACCAGACGGTTATGAAGAAAAAGAGGTGTATGACTTTGTTGGTGAGTGATATCATAAGAAGTGGGTATAAAAACACTGATTACTTTAACACAAATTTTATGGAATTGATAAGGAATCAGCGTTCTAGGATTTTTGGTTTCGATTATCCGATAGACCCAAAATTTAAAGAAGACTTTGAGGTTAATTTTATCTTGCATTTCTTCAACTATCGTATTTCTGACACAGTAGAATCGCATACGTATTTATCGTGGCAGACAATGTTAGCAGATAGAATGTATCAGTTATTCCCGTTGTATAATCAATTTTTTGATAAGATTACTACGGAAGATATAAGCGGAACAGAAAAGTATGTTTCACGTGAAACGTTTGACGAAGATACTACTAATGAAAGTAGTTCAAATAGTTCGTACAATGATAAAACTGATGTAACAGGAGCAAGCGAACAGCAAACAGATAATATAAATAGAGATTTTCCGTTAAGCGCCGTCACTAATACTAATGCTTATATGACAGATACACAGGACAATAACGTTAGTATAAATTCTACAAATAACACTGTTTCAAGCGGAAATAATAACGCTACGGGCAATGATATTGGTAGTAGAAATTTTAATAGAAATAAAACTGATGAAAAAATGATGATTGATTTTGATTATTATAAACGTTTTAGAGATGAACTAAACGGAATTTATAGTGAAATTTATAAGTTTTGCTGTGATTTATTTATTTGTGCATGGTAAGGGGGAATAACAATGGAGATATACAAACCTAAAACAATGCCATACGATATGAAAATAGATGACGCTTTAAAATTTGCAAGAAAGGAACTTTATTTAGTAAATCGTTCGTTACGTTCTCTTGACAAATGTTCTGATTCAGTTACTTATGGAATGGTATTATCTTACAAAGTTTGTATAATAGAAAAATTAAGTGAACTTAAAAAACTAAAAATAGATGGAATAGAAAGGGTTAACGTGTTGCGATGAAAGCTGGACAAAAGATGAATACTGATGACGGGAAATATCAAGTTTGTTTATTCCCGTGTGATATAATGAATATCACACAGCTATCAGGTCCCGATTCATTTTCGCATTGTTGCGGACACCCTATGGACATTATAGGGAATAGTGCTCGTTATCCATTATATGCTCCGTGTGATTGTCACTTAATATATCAAGATAGTGTAGGAAATACCAGAGGGTATCAATCAGATAACGAGGTTGCAACACCAAGCGGAATAGGTTATGTATGCTTTAGTTTTACGCATGACGAAAATCCGCCGTCGGGAACAAAATTTAAACAAGGAGATTTGATATCCCATACAGGTATAGCTGGGCAAGCATACGGTGACCATTGTCATCTAGACCAAGCGAAAGGTCAGAATAAGGGTCTTGTATCCTATGGTATTACTTGCGCAATGGGGAATCCATGTTATGCTTTGCAAGACAGCGCAGAACCAGTTGACATATGGTATATAAATGATACTACCGTAGTTAACACTATGGGGCTTACGTTTAAAGAGTATGACGGTGGGGTTACGCCGCCTACTCCAACAAAAAGAAAGAAAATGAAACTTATGTATTATATGAAAGGATGGAACATGAGATATGGCAGATTTTAGACCTACATTTCCGTTTGACCCAAATATCAGGCCAGTAACAAACAACCTTAATTGCGCGGTTAATACAATAACTCGTTATGATATGGAGTTTATAAAAGCGTATAGCGACAAAGAATTATTACACGCCTTGTGTTATCAGATTGCAAACGTTATTGATATGCTTAACTTAACGCAAGAACAGTTTGAAAAGTTGGTAGCGTGGATAAATGATAATTTATGGGAATATGCTGGTAACTTACTACAGCAGTGGCTTGAACAAGGGTTAATTAAAATAGGTGTTAACTATAACGCTGAAACGGAAACGTTAAGCTTTGTTTTCAAACGTTATAAGGAGGTAGAGTAATATGCCAGAGGTAGCCAATCTAGAATTTGAAGATGGAACATACTCTATTAAGGATAAAACAGCAAGACAGCAGGTTCAAAACATTATTAACAATAATCTTCCTAACAAAGCAAGTGCTAGGATTTGGAACGTTGTTACTGATGGAGGTGCAGACCCAACAGCGGGCTCATCTTCACAAGCCGCTTTTGATAAAATAGCTAGTATTATTGACAAGTATGATTACGTTTATATACCTAAAGGCGGTTATTTACTAAACAAGCTATTTATATGCAGTAGCAAAGTAATATGTGATGGACAGACGATTGATGAAAACCCAGACAGCAAAATTATATATACAAAAGAAATACCAACCGTTTATCCAAGTTTTAAATTATTAAAACAAGTTGAAAAGCCAAGTGACGGCAATAGTTTTCAAGGCTGGTGTTATTTAACTGATGGGGACGATTATACGGACAATGTCTTAGCCATTAACAGAAATGCTAGTACAAGTAAGACGGTTTTAAATCGTTATAATAACTTGCTAGAATTGCAAAACACAGAAGAAAAGCCATGGGGGCACGGAAATTCATTAACATATATGCCGTCTTTAACTGCAAATGGTAGAAAGTATGTATATATGGTATGCCCAATTAATGCTAACAATTTAATTATGTATGACGCTTCAACAGGAACCAATAATACAGTACCTGTAAATGGGGTGTCATCACAAATAAACATTGCTAATAAAATTGGTAATTCACCGCACATTATCGTGCAAACAGAAGATAATAAAATTCATGTTTGCCAATGTTCTGGTACCGGAATAAATGTTTCTTTTACTTCTGTATATTCTATTTCAATTTCAAGACCTGTAATCCAAGCGAGAAAATTGGGCGGTCTTAACGGTTTAGCATATTTTAAAGGTAATATATTTACTTTATGGAGTGATAATACTTCAAGTGGGTATGACTTTGTGCGGAATGCGATTCGTGTTGATAAGGTTTCTGGTGGTTTATTGTATCAATATTTGTGCAATCCTACTTACGAAGCTAAAGAATTTGAGGGTCTTAATGTTACTGGAGATACAATAAAAATGTTAGAATATGGTAATAATTCCGTTTTTACTGATTATAATTCATGGTCATTGTGGGAAATAAACCCATATGACAGCGGTTTAAGTGATAAAAGTAGTGAATTAGAATTTAACGGAGTGATAGGAGAGCAACGTATAAGAGTAAATAGTACTAACGCTAACTGGGGGAGAGGAACAAATGATTCACCATTTAGGTTTATTCAGTTTGCTATTAGTTATGCTTCATCATTCCAACCTGTTCATATTCAAGGGACGTCAACATCGACAGCGGTAGCGACGGGTGAAATACACATTAAAAACAGAGCGCACTATTTAAAAATTAGTAACGTTAGATTTAACGGTAAAGTTACCGTGGAGAACTGTGCAAACGTGCAATTTGAAAATTGTGTGTTTAACTTTACAGGGGATTATCAAATTACAATCGATGCAAGTAACGTTGACTTTAGCGGTTGTACTGCTACTATGACTGGTGGTCAAAATGGAAATGGATGGATAAGAGCAGTAGGTAATTCGAATGTTGAGCTTCACAATTCATGCAATATTACAGCTAGAAATGTTGCTTCACTTAGTAGAGGGGCAAAGTTCAGTTTCGGAACTGACACAAAAGGAACGGTATATAATTGTATATATAACGAATCAAGTGTTTCACTAGGAAGTGTAAAAGGCATAGCTTATACTTATAAGTCATCTTTGAGTAAAGGCGGACTTGACGGAACAGTAAATGAATAAGAGGTTAAAAATATGAATATTAACTATAAAGATATAGCTAACATTTTGTGGGCGGGAATAAGTACATTCTTTGTATATGTTTTTGGGGGTATAGATGTGGCTTTTAAGTGCCTTATTATTATTATGATTATTGACTATAGTACTGGAGTTATTGCAAATAGGGTTAATCTCGATAGTAAAATAGGGTTCAAAGGAATCGCAAAAAAGGTAATGATACTTGCGCTTGTGGCAGTAGGTGCACAGGTTGATAAAGCCACGGGAACAGATGGTTATATTTGCAGAACACTTGTAACAATGTTTTATATTGCGAATGAAAGCCTTTCAATCGTTGAAAATTCTGCAAAGATGGGGTTACCTGTGCCGCAAAAACTTATTGATTGCTTAGAACAATTAAAAGGAAACGAAGAAAGCGAGGAACAAAATGAAAGCAAATGATTTCTTAAAAAATACGTATGGAAAGTATTATGATATTGACGGATATTATGGCGCTCAGTGTTGGGATTACTTTGCATATCTATGTACTGTAATCGGTAGTAAAATAATTAACTGTACCTCAACAGGATACGTTATTGATATTTGGAATAACCGTAAAAATAACGGTGTTCTTGATAAGTTTAAAGAGGTACCCGTATCTAGTTTACAAAATGGTGATGTAGTTGTATTTAAAAACGGAGGAAGCCTTACACCTCTTTCCCATATTGGAGTATTCGCAGGATGGCTAAACAAAGGTAGCACATTTACTTTGCAAGCGCAAAATCAGTATGGCAGTGCAAGCGTTAACAAGGGTCTTATGTATGTTAGCGATATTGCAGGGTGCTTGCGTCCTAAAGTATGGGATAATAAATCCCCAGATTTACATATTAAATCAAAAGGTAAAGCTTCCGCAAAGTATGATTACATTCGTGTGCGTAACAAACCTAGTCTTGATAATTCCGCATTAACGGGGGATTGGTACAATACAGGAATGAAATTAAACTATCAAAACGTTGTAAAAGCTGATGGGTGGTATTGGTTAGAGTATGTAAGCAGCAAAACTAATAAAAAACATTATGTCGCTTACGGAACTACAGATGGAAAAACGGTTTACTGGAAGATTGATTAATCTTGTGGTATAACCCAAACTTAACGCTGTCACACGGTTGTCTACTTAATTATGTTCTAGGCAACCGCGGCGGCGGTAAAACATACGGTAGTTTTGTAAAAGGCATAAAAAATAAAATATATAAAAATAAGCAATTTATATATTTGCGTAGATATAAGAGTGAATTAGAAGATTTTGCTACACAATTTGACGAGGTTTCACGAGAATTTCCGGACTACATTATAAGCGTAAAAGGAAGAACAGGTTACATCATAAAACGCACAGGAGATGAAAAAGAAGATTCTAAAAACCTATATAAAAAGAAAAATATATTTTGCAAAGCGGTTGCCCTGTCTAATGCTGTAACAAAAAAGTCAACAAATTATGATAAAGTAAATCTCATTATATTTGACGAATTTATTATTGAAAAATCGTCAAAATTGTTTTACCTCCCAAACGAAGTTGACGCGCTTATTGGATTTATGGAAACGGTTTTCCGAAGTCGGGAAAAATGTCAGTGTCTGTGCTTAGCTAACTCGGTTACCATGAATAACCCACATTGTGTTTACTGGGGATATACAAAAAGAATAGATAATAAAGACATTGTAAAGGACAAAGACGGTCTATTGCTTTTTCATCATTTTGCTGACCAAGAATATATAAACTTTAAATCACAAACAAAATTAGGTATGCTACAAAGAAAATCTAAAATAGGAGGTTATCTGATAGATAACGAATTTATAAACGATGATTCTCCATTTATCAAAAATAAAACGCCAGAAGCGATACACATTGCAAGCGTTGATATTTACGGAAAGCACTTAGGTTTGTGGATGGACTATAAAGACAGTAAGTTATATATAAGTACCAAAGTAGGTAAAAATGACAGTATAACATATGCACTTACTACAGATGATATGCAACCAAACGTAGTAATGCTTCAATTTTTCAAAAACAATCATCATATGAGATTACTACGTACAATGTTTCAAAATGCATGCGTATATTATGATGATACAGAAGCATATTTTAGCGCAAAAGATTTAAACAAATTACTTTAAAAGTATTGACATTAAATAAATCTTCTGATATAATTAAGATGTAGTTAAGGAAAGGAGAGATAAAATGAAAAAGAGCATTATCACTGGCACAGCTTCAGTTAATGTACTTCTAAATGACGGAAATTCAATTTTAAAAGAAGTTGATTTCGTAGGAAAATTCAGCAAAAGAAAAATTGTTAAAAAAGCGATTGCTGACATTGAAGAAGTATGCAAAGCTAAAGTAGTAAGTGGAAGTGTTAAAGAAGAAGTAAACACTTATGAAATGAGCGAAGAAACTTTTATTGCAAATGCCGCTATTGTATTGGATGATGAACAGTACGAATTAGAATTAGACTAGTAAAGGAGAAATTAGAAAATGAAAACATTAAAGGAATTAGCAAAGGAACAGAACGGAACAAAAGAAAGTTTTATCGGCAGAACAGGCGAAAAAATTGATTCTATCCTTGGAAAAGTTGTTACTTTACGTGACTACGAACATAGAAGTAAAAAGAAGGGCAACAATTATGAACATTTCATTGCCTTTATCGTTGATGATGACGATAAACATTACTTCAACGGTGGAACTAAAATGAAAGACTTTATCGCTAAAGTAGAAGAAGAAAATTTAGTAGAGGATTTACTACGAGAAGGAGTGCCTATGATGATGAAAAAGACAAAAACTTCAAACGGAAATACTTTTACTGATATCACATTCTACCCGCCAGAAAGTGAATTGCCGTTCTAGTATTAAAGGGTGTGAAAACACTCTTTTTATTTATGAAAAAGAAAAAAGGATATTATAGGAACAAACAAGGCGCTTGGCTTAACAGAAAGCTTATAAAAAGAGCTGAAAAACTGGCGGAACAAATAAATGAGCAAAGAGCCGAAAAACGTTCACAAATATTGAGTAAACCTTTTATACGTGAGGAAGGTAGCCAAGCAGTTAAAGAAACAGTAGGTCAATATCATGGACAGAGGGCAACTAAATATCTCGGGGAAACAGCTTTTCCAGAGTTAAATAGTGTTAGATTTGACCCAGAAACATTACAATCTAACAGCATGTTAGAACGTAAAGTGAAAGCTTGGCAACGCATGAAAACTAAAAAATATTCTGAAAAAATGAACGCGTTATATAAAAATAATTTAATTAAATCTTTAGAAACAAAGTTTGGAAATGCTGGCGACGAAAAAGAAATAAAAGAAATAATAAAAAAGATAAAAAGAATGAGCGCAAAAGAATTAGCTGAATTTGCGTATACAACCGAGGTATTAAACATTGGTTTTGTTTATGGAAACCCAGAATCAGAAGATAATTACAATCTATTTAAAGATACTGTAACAGATTTTTACAATAAAAAATACAGAAGAAAGAAGTAAGAAATGAAAACAAATATTAAAAATTCATACGCTTGTGATTTTGAAACATTAGTTTTAACGAAAGAACAAATAGAAGCAGGTATGAGAACGTATGTATGGGCGTGGGGGTGTTGCAAAGTATACGATAATGATAATTATGACATGGTAAGCGGTACCTCTATTGATTCATTTATGGAATATGTTAAAACACTTCATAAACCTGTGTTATTTTTTCACAACTTAAAGTTTGACGGTTCGTTTATTGTGTGGTGGCTACTTAAAAACGGTTATAAATGGTCTAAAGAAAAAGAGCCTAAAACATTCGATACAATGATAAATAAGCAAGGTGTTTGGTATCAAATAAGCATTGTGTGGGATGTCAAAGGTAGAAATAAACATGAAACAATTATACAAGATAGTTTGAAAAAAATGCCATATAGCATTTCCGCTATTGCCAAAAATTTTGGATTTGATTCAGACATGCAAAAGTTGGAAATAGATTATAACGAATACCGCGAAGAAAACGGAGTCCTAAGTGAAACAGATAAAGAGTATTTGCGACATGATGTTGTTATACTTGCTAGGGCATTAAAAATGCTATTTGAAGAGGGTTTTAAAAAGATGACAACTGGAAGTGATACATTAGCAAACTTTAAGGAAAATATAGGTGGAGAAAAACAATTTACAAAATACTTTCCGGTTTTAGACTATGAAACCGATAAAATGCTACGTAAATCATATGCTGGAGGTTACGTATATGTAAACAAAAAATATGCCAAAATTTCAGAAAACGGACAAATTGGAATATGCTGTAATATAGATAAAAATAGTATGCACCCGTCTATGATGTGCACGAGGGAAATGCCATACGGTCTTCCCAATTATTTTGAGGGAGAATATACTGGTGATAGTAAATGTTATATCCAACACTTCTTATGTAGATTTGATGTAAAAGATAGATATATACCAACAATACAGATAAAGAAAACTGTACGTTACTGTGATACGGAATACCTAGAGCACAGTAGAATAGATGATTATATAGACGAGCAAGTTGAATTGTGGTTACCATCACCAGACCTAGAAATATTCTTTAAACACTACAACGTATATGATATTGAGTACTTGGATGGTTTTTATTTTAAAACAGCAAAAGGACAATTTTTTAACGATTATATAAATTCTCTGATGAAAACAAAGGAAACAAGTGAGGGTGTGAAAAGGCTTATGGCTAAACTACGAATGAATGCGTTATATGGGAAGTTTGGGACGAATCCAGAAGTAAAAGAAAAAGAACCTTATTTGCTTAATGATGTGCTAAAATTCCGCGTTCCAACTCATCCAGAATTTAAAGAAGACGGAGAAGTTATTGAAGTTGAGGATGTAACTATAAAAGACCCTATATATTTGCCGCTAGCAATATTTATTACTGCATGGTCTAGATATGACATAATCAGTACAATAGACAAAGTTAACGAATCATATATAAATTATAAATCTGACAAAGACCGTTTCATTTATGTCGACACTGACAGCGTACATATGATTGGGTGGCATATACCTAAAAGCATAAAAATTCATGACACGCACCTAGATTGTTGGAAAGTCGAAACATACAATATAGGAGCAAAATATTTACGTCAAAAAACTTATATTGATAAAGTTATATGCAAAACAAACAAAGAAAAAAAGAAATGGTTATCTAAAGTAAAAGAATATGAAAAAGAGCATAAAGAAAGCGGTATGCCATGGAAAGATTTTGTAGAACAAAAACCACCGCACTTTGGGTATGAAAAGGGATGTATGTATCTGCTTGAAGTTAAGTGTGCAGGAATGCCAGACAAAATAAAAAATATATTATCTTATGACGCGTTCAGAGTTGGCTTTAAATCTGACAAAAAGTTAATAGCTCACCAAGTAAAGGGAGGTGTAGTTTTAATGAATGATAAATTTGAAATTAAGGCTAAAAAGTAGTTGACTTTTTAGTCTTCTTTTGTTATAATATAAGTGTAATAAAGGTAACCCCTTAAAGGAGAAAAGAAAATGAAAACAACACTGGTAGAACTGGCTTATAAACTAATGGAGAATAATAAAGCAGATAAACTTCAGATTATTTACAATGGTACCACAATCGCGTACATGTCACCGAAAGAAGTGTACTGGGGTCTTTCACGTTTGTTTATAATAAAACACGTTGAATACCTGTGGGACTGGGAATATAGAGTAACTGTTGAAATTGATGAAAGCGAGGAAATATAATGGAAACTGTAGGAAACATATTAATCGAACTACCAAACAAACCAGAAAAATACGTAGTTATTATGTACCGTGGTAATAAAATTATGTCCGGATTTATAGATATAGTTACATGGGCAACAACAAGATTTATTAGAGAATGTAAGGCTACTAAGGAAGAAGGAGTAGAGCTTGGTAGAAAAACATATTATATCATAATTGAAGAAGGAGAAATATAATGGAAACTGTAGAAACTATCCTAAATAAGCTAATCGAAAACGGAAGTTATGAAATGGTTGGAATAGAATATCATGACCACATTATATACTTTGGTAGTTTAGAAAACTTGAGAAGAACATTGGGTTATTATTTATTGGAATGTAAATCTGATTCAACTCCTATAATGAAAAATGACCCAACTTATCTGTGTGTTATAACTATTAAGGATGGTGAACTTGATAAATGAAAGTAATAAAATACAGCGCGTGGTTTCTTCTGGAAACCGCCGCTATCATCCTATTTCTGGCTTGGTGGTGGTCATAATGAAAGAATTATTAAGCGAAAGAGTCAAAATGCTTAAGCTAATGCTTGAGTATATAGGCAGTGATAATCCAATGTATAATAATATATTGGTTAGAATAGACGAAATCATTAGAATTTTGAAAGAAATTAAAGATAATGATGAAACTGATAAAGATATTATTAAATCTTCAAATGGAAATGTTAATAGAAAAATTAACGTAGAAAATATGCTTTATTTTTTGAATAACAGAAAGAGAAGTTTAAATAAAACTATATCTATAAATAAGCATAACCCAGAGTGGGTAAATAAATACCAAGATTATATATTAGGCAAAATAATTATGTGTGATGCAATTATATGCGAGATTAAGAGGTTAATGAAATGATTGATATGATATGTTTTACAATCGTTTGCTGTGTAGCGATTATGGCGGTTACAACAATATATTGTGTAGAAATAAATGTAGAAAGGAAAAATAATGATGAAGACTAATGACATACATAGAAAAATGCTTAGCGTTAGCAAAAATCTATTGACTGAACACAATTTAGATTTTTCGTGGTATATAAACGATTATCACGGAGTTGGCGGATATTTGCATAACGGAAAACTTCCTAACTTGATTGTTAGAGTTTATTTGACAGAAAAAGTGATAGAAATGTGTAGTATTAAAATGATAACAAATGACTTACAATATGAATACGCATGTGAGTTATTAAAAGAATTTAAAGTTAAAATAGTTGACTATTAAATAAAACTATGATATAATAAAGAGGAAGATAAGGAGAAGAATGATAGAAATGAAACTAATTGACTTATTATCACTACTTGATTACAATGACTTTGTAGAAATTATGGAAGTAAACACAACAAGCGAATTACATTGTTATGTCAAAGATTCATATAACTACTTGAAAAAATTTGAAAAAGAAATTAACGCGTATATGACTGTTACAAATTATAACTTTATAAAAGATATAAATATTCACAGAATATGGGTTAATAAAAATTACTAAATATAGATTAAACCTCCACACCAGAAAGGTGATGGGGGTTTTTTCGTGGAAAAT